TCCTCATATTGCGCAAGTACAATGATTCCTATGAACTTCTCTGCGACAGTATCGGGTATTGGTGGATTTCATTGGGGACAGTCTGTAACATGCGATCGATTACCGAGTGATATAAAAGCACTCACTATATACCAAGTAACTGCAGTAGAGCATGATATCTCACCAGACGACTGGACAACAACAATTAACACAGTAGCAAGATTAAAGACAAGTGGCTAGGTTTACCAACAAATATAGCGTAATACGTACAAAGAATACCTTATATACTAAGGGTGGTGAGTTTACTTTGGAGCAAACTGGAGAAGCGTATGCTGGCCAATACTACCTTGTAGATGGTGTAGCTTATACAGGAAAGCCTGGAGAAGAAAGAGCAAGACGTCTGCTTCCGTATAAGTACGATAACCAAGATATGTTCCTATACGATAGAGCCTTTGCTTTTAAGAACCCAGTAAAGCTTGCACAACAACCTAAGTACTTCAGACCAGAGCCAGTTGAAAGCGATTACGTACTAGGTTACATATACAGATACGTCGTTACTCATAACCTGATCCCAAACAAATTTCCAATTGAGATAGCAGTATCACAAGCTAATACTTTTGGAAAGCTAACTGGAATTGATGCTGGAATATACACACTACACAAGATTAAGTGGGTGATAGCAGGACCATTTGACGACACTATAACAGTGACAGGAGTAAGAATACCAAGCGTAGAAACAGCTAATAGAGAAGCTGTTGGAGCCCTTACACCACAATACCCAGTTTTAGAATACTACTTTAGAAATTATACAGAGTTTGCTCGTACGGTGAATTTTTAGTATATTGTCTACATGATCGTAGACTCCCTATCACAATATACAGACTTCAAACAGCAAGCAGCTGGCCAGCATGTAGTATGTTGTGCGATTCCATTAAATCCACAGAAGCATCTTATCGACAATACGATCATAGGTTGGTACGTCAGGATTCTACAAGGAAACGAGTTTACTATATTTATTGAGCACCCAGAAGCTTTATACAAAGACGATGCTTTCAAGATGTTTGATAAGGCGGAAAGGTGCTATGTTGTAGACTTTGATACTCTATCCTATGCTGGATACAAGCTACTATCTAATATGGAGGATGCTGTAATTAACAGCTATCTATCATTTGGAACCATACCAGAGCAAGAATACAATCCACAAATCAACTTCTACAGGAAGAGAGTAGGATCAGCATGCTCTAACTTCTTAGTTGATCCAATGAAGATACAACAACACTATCGTGAGTTGGTAGATCGTTTGCCAATAGACACTGAGAACTACAATGACTTTTATAGAGGGGTTAAGTCGGTGTTCCATAAATTAGAAAGGAATGGAATTGCTATAAACCAAGAGTTGTATAAGGAGGTGTTTGGTGATCATGGTTACATTAAGGAAGGAAAGGCTTACACCAAGTACAACCTATACACATCGACAGGAAGACCAAGTAATCGTTTTGCTGGAGTAAACTATGCAGCTCTTAATAAGGAGGATAATACTCGTGAATGCTTCATCTCAAGGTATCCTGGTGGTAAGTTAGTGGAGATAGACTTTTCCTCCTACCATCCAAGAATCTTAGCGAGCCTTACCAAATACAAAATAGCTGATGATGAGAATCTATATGAGCACTTGGCTAAGGATTACTTTGGATCAAACCTAACAGCAGAGCAAATAGCGCAAGCAAAGGAAATGACGTTTAGGCAAATCTATGGAGGTATCAATAAACAATACCTACATATAGAATACTTTGCGAGAATACAGATGATGACCGATATGCTATGGAAGCTATATAATCAGCAAGGGTATATCAACAGCATTATATCAAAGCGTAAGATTCACAACATAGAAGACGCTACACCATCTAAGGTACTCAACTACTTTATCCAATTACATGAGACTGAGCAGAACACATCAATCCTAAGTCAGCTATTTGATGAGCTTCCAGAAGATATATTGCCAGTATTGTATACATATGATAGTATTCTATTCGATGTCCCTGCTGGAAAGGAGCAGAAGTTACTAGATGTCGTAGAGTCGATTATCCCCAGCAAATTTCCCATTAAGATCAAAACAGGAGATAATTATAGACATATAGACTAGTCCATGAAAAAGAAAGAAATCGATTACTCAGCTATCGACTATAGCGCATTCAGAAATATGCTAAATGAGTTGGAGAGCGCAGTAGGCGCAGCAGATGAAGAAAAGGCTGCAAAGCTTCAGCAAGATAAAGCTAAGATAGATCAACAGATAGCACAATTACAACAAAAGAAGGCTGCACTACAGAAGCAGATTGACGCAATTGAGAAGAAGTAAGGATGAGACCGCAATTACTGTGCACATTTACCACGTTACAAGACTTACCACATTGTATTGGGAGTATACACAAGGCGTACGATAACGACGTTGCCAACCTAAAGTGTTACACATACGTTCACAACGACAACAGCATTATATGCACATACAACGTCTATAACAATAGTAGACGACTAAAAGATACCATATCAATTAACAGAAAAAAGGAAACAAACACGCTTTATAGTATAAATGCTTTGAATGCGTTGATCCGCGTCCTAAATTATGGTATATTAGATAAATCATTCGTAGTTAACTGGTCAGACTATTCCAATTGTCTGCTTTTAGCACAGGGTGATGATGGATACAAAACAATTCTAATAAAAGAGTTGTCTAATCCATAAAAGTTTCGTATATTTATTAAATAATTAAAAGTTACACAATATGGCAATCAATTTAGATGCAATCAAAAGCCGTTTGCAAGAAATGCAACGCAGCGCAAATTCTGGTGGAGGTAATAAGACTTCCGAGTATCTTTGGAAACCACCAGTAGGAAAGAGTCAAGTACGTATCGTACCTTACGCACATGACAAGGACAATCCGTTCATCGAGATGTACTTCCACTACGAAATCAACAAGCGTACTATGGTATCGCCGATTTCATTTGGACGTCCTGACCCAATCGTTGAATTTGCTGACAAGTTAAAGCGTTCTGGTAACAAGGAAGACTGGAAACTAGGTAAGAAGATCGAACCAAAGTTCCGTGTGTATGTTCCTGTTGTCGTTCGTGGAGAAGAAGAAAAGGGAGTTCGCTTCTGGAGCTTTGGTAAGCAGATTTACCAAGAGTTGTTGGGAGTGATTGCTGACCCTGACTATGGTGACATCACTGACATTATGAATGGTCGTGACCTTACTATCGAGCACGTAGCTGCTGAGAAAGAAGGTGCATTCCCAAGCTATACTGTACGTGTTAAGCCTAACACTACTCCTGCAACAACTGATAAAGAAGTTGCAAGCAAGATCGTGAATGAGCAGAAATCAATCACCGAGTTGTATGAGGAATTGTCTTATGAAGAGATGACAGCTGCTTTAGAGAAGTGGTTGAATCCTGACACTAACGCAAGTGCTCCAACTGGTAAAGCTGAATCACAGATCAAGTCTGCTACCACAGCAACAAAGGTAGACGACATTAACTCAGCATTCGACGAACTTTTTAACTCTTAATCCAAATGGCAAAGAAAGCAGCAGAAGAAATCTCAGGTAGAGATGAATTGGCTACGCAGTTAGCGGACAGTTTAAATAAGAAGTTTAAGGACTTCAAAGCTGCTCACTTTCTGAATGGACAAGAGGAAACTCCAACAGATTTAACAGAGTGGATCTCAACAGGATCCTCTCTGCTAGATTTGGCTATCTCAAACAGACCTAACGGAGGATTTCCAGTAGGCCGTATTGTGGAACTTCAAGGTATGGAAGCTTCCGGTAAGAGTTTGATCATGGCACACGTATTAGCTAATACACAAAAGAAAGGTGGATTGGCTGTGTATATCGACACTGAGAACGCCCTCAGTGAAGAGTTCCTACGTGCAATTGGTGTTGATGTTAACAACATGCTATATGTTCCCTTAGAGACTATCGAGGACATATTTGAAGCTGTTGAGAGCATTATCGAAGGAATCCGTAAAAGCTCAAAGGACAGATTGGTCACTATTGTAATTGACTCTGTATCAGCAGCAACTACAAAAGTTGAGCAAGATGCCGATTACGACAAGGATGGTTGGGCAACCTCAAAGGCCATCGTAATGTCGAAGGCTATGCGTAAGATTACTAACGTAATTGGAAAGCAAAGAGTATTGTTACTATGTGCATCTCAGCTTCGTGAGAAGATGGGTGTAATGTTTGGTGACAAGTATACTACCTCTGGTGGTAAGGCTCTAGGCTTCCACGCAAGCTGTCGAGTAAGATTGAAAGGTGTCGGTAAGTTGAAAAGCGGTACTGGCAAGACTGAGCAAATCATTGGCGTTCAAACTGAAGCTCAGGTTATTAAGAATCGAATGGGACCCCCATTCAAAAAAGCAACGTTCGACATCTACTTTAATTCTGGTATTGATGACTTGAATAGTTGGTTGGCTTTGATGAAAGACTACGGTATGTTAAAACAAGCCGGTGCGTACTACACACTCGTGAATGAAGAAACTGGAGAAGAAATTCGCTTCATGTCAAAAGAGTGGCGAGGAATCTTAGACAAGGACCCAGACCTTTATGATTACTGCTACAGAAAGATATGCGATATCTTTATTATGAAGTACCGCTCACAAGACCAAATCAACCCAGACGAAATCACAGTAGACGATGACGAATTATTCGACTAAGTATTTAGCCTTACTCAACGAGCTACGGATTAACGGACCGCAAAGCGATCAGCATCTAAATTCAAGGGTGCTGATCGTTGACGGTCTTAATACATTCATTAGAGCGTATGCAGCAAGTCCAGTCACAAATAGTGATGGCGAGCATGTTGGAGGTATCTCTGGCACGCTAATGAGTATTGGACATGCAATCAAAAACATTGACCCAACACGTGTGATCATTGTGTTTGATGGTA